TGGTGGAATCTTTGCGAGCGCGCTCGGGATCGAACCGGGACACCTTTGCTATCGCTGTCACGCACCTAGCCGCCCTTGTCGGCTTGAAACGGTGGTTCAGGCTTCACTGAACTGGGCTAGTGGCTCGCAAAGATTCCACCAAACTAACAGGAGCAACAAATGATCCTTGCGACCAAAACCCTAGCAGCTATCAACGATGCTTTGACATCTGATCAAGGTTCAAAGTTTCGCGGTTTGTTGAAAGGCCTGATGCCCTTGGCGGGCGACGCTTATAACACCGAAAACGAGGAATTCCGGACACACTTGGGCGCCTCGTTGATCGGCCGGAACTGCGACCGCGAGCTCTGGTATTCCTTTCGGTGGGCAACTAGCACGAAGTTTGATGGGCGGATTATTCGCCTGTTCAACCGCGGGCATCTCGAGGAACCCCGAATGGTTGCTTTGTTGCAAATGATCGGTTGCGAAGTATGGCAATTCGATCAAAACGGCAAACAGTTCAGGATCAACGGGCACCGAGGCCACTTCGGCGGTTCTCTTGATGCCGTGGTAAAAGGTCTTCCCGATCTCCCGGACGAACCCTGCCTGGCAGAGTTCAAAACGCACAACGAGAATTCATTTGCCAAGCTGACTGAGCAAGGGGTCGTTAAAACCAAATGGGAGCATTTCGTCCAGCAACAAATCTACATGGGCAAAAATTCTCTCGGCTGGTCGCTATACATGGCGGTCAACAAAAACACCGATGAATTGCATGCCGAGCTGGTTATGTTTGATCCGATCATATATGCCAAGTACGTCAAGCGGGCAGAAGACATAATCGAAGCCGTAATTGCTCCGAGAAGAATAAACGAATCACCGTCTTGGTACAAGTGCAAAATTTGTGACCACAAGGGTGTCTGTCATGACAGAGCAGTTCTACCTGCTCGTAATTGTCGCACTTGCTTCCATTCTCGTGTCGGGGATGCCGGGGAATGGTTTTGCATTGAACCAATGGCTGACGCCGCGTTTGGAGATAATGTTCCGCTAACAGCAGACGACCAACGGCGTGGTTGCGACAGCTACGAAATGAACCCAGAATTCAAGGCTTGATTGTGATCCTCCGGGATTATCAAGAAGCCGCTGTTTGCTCAATCTTCGAGTATTTCGCCAGCGGCAAAACGGGAAATCCAATTGTGGCCATGCCCACCGGCACGGGCAAATCGATTGTGCTGGGTGAGTTCATTAAACGTGCCTTGCAAACATATCCCGGGACACGAGTCATGAAACTAACCCACGTCAAGGAACTCATAGAACAGAACGCGAGCAAATTGAGGCAACTCTGGCCCGAAGCGCCGCTGGGTATTTACTCCTCCGGGCTCGGATCCAAGGACCAAGGCTGTCCGATAACGTTTGGCGGGGTCGCCTCAGTTGCGAAAGCGTCACCTGCAATTTTCGGCCGCATTGATCTTCTCTTGATCGACGAATGTCATTTGGTTTCTCAAAAAGAGACCACGATGTACAGAGTCATTATTGATGTTCTCAAATCGATCAATCTAAGTCTCAAGGTTATCGGATTTACCGCTACTCATTACAGATTAGGTCACGGCATGCTAACAGAGGACGGTGGAATATTTACCGATCTCTGTTTCGACATGACTCAAATGACTCCTTTCAACTGGTTTCTGGATCAAGGATATCTTGCCAGGCTAGTCCCAAGGACCACGGCAGCCGAGTTCGATTTGTCGAATGTCAGGATCAGCGGTGGTGAATACAAACAAGATGATTTGCAGGCTGCGGTTGATAAAAACGAGATCACCTATGCCGCTTGCCGAGAATTGTGCCAATGGGGACAAGATCGGGAGCATTGGCTGATATTCGCATCTGGCATTGAACACGCAGAGCATGTAGCAGATTGTCTGGGAAGCATGGGAATCCCGACAACCATCGTCCATTCAAAAATGGCGGAGCAAATGCGCGATACTCGGATTGCTGAGTTCGTTCAGGGCAAGTATCGGGCCATGATAAATAACGGCATTCTCACCACCGGTTTCGATTTCCCGGGGATCGATTTAATCGGGATGCTCAGAGCAACACTTTCGCCAGGGCTTTGGGTTCAAATGCTCGGTCGGGGAACGCGCCCGGTCTATGCTTCAGGATTTGACTTGAACAATGCTGACGGGCGACACGCTGCCATCAAACACGGTCCGAAGCAAAATTGTCTCGTGCTTGACTTTGCCGGTAATACCCGCAGGCTTGGTCCGATCAATGATCCGGTGCTTCCGAGGAAAAGGGGAAAAGGCAAAGGCGAAGCTCCTGTCAAGATTTGCGAAGCATGTGGAACTTACAACCATGCAAGCGTTCGATTTTGTGAAGGTTGCGGAACAGAGTTTGTCCGGCATCTCAAAATCGGGGAACACGCTGGTACAGACGCATTGATCGCCACCGAAGAAGTCAAGACCGAGGTTTTCAAAGTCGATCGTATCACATACTCTGAACATCGAAAAGAAGGTCGTCCGTCATCATTGCAAGTCGCATATTACTGCGGCCTTCGCATGTTCAGAGAGTGGGTATGTTTTGAGCACGAAGGGTTTGCCGCAAAAAGAGCCCGTGATTGGTGGCGAGGGCGGGCTCTCTGCGACCCGCCGGCGACTACTGCCCGCGCAATAGAGTTGTTGGACACGTTAAAAGAACCCACTCATATTCGAGTTTGGGTAAAGTCAAAGTATGATGAGATACTAGACCATGATTTCACCGGCACTGCTTTTGGAGATCACAATGACCCGTCATGAGAAATTGAAACAAATCGCTAACGCTCAAGCCATCATGCACCAAGAATTCCTTGACCAACAAGTTCTGCGGTCTTGCCTCAATTGTGACTCTTTTAAGCAGGAAACCGAGACCTGCGCATTGTTCAATGCAAGACCGCCAGCGAGGGTCATTGTTCTTTCATGCGGGGATCAATGGGTCGGCGAGATCCCATTTTGACCTTACACACTTGCCGCATGCTGAGAGTTCTTGCCCTTGCCCATATCAACCCATGCCCGCCGGGAACGGGCGCCGTCAAGGGCAAGTTTGACCTCCTGTGCCGTGTTGAATTTTTTTTTTCAAAAAGCTTCTTCTAAGAGGAAAAAAGTGGTGCCAACTATCGTAGAGCCCTTATAATGGACCTATGGATCGGCACCCGCCGGCCCTCCCACCACAGGAGCCCACAATGAACGCCACCGTCACCTACCTCGTCACCAGCGCCTTCATCACCTCAGTTCGCGAGTTCAAAAATCCGTGGTTCATCGTCAATGATGGCTATGTGGTCGGAGCGTACGAAGGCCGGCAAGCTGCCCGCGATGCCAAGGCAGCCGAAAACCTCGTTGGCAAGATCGTTTCGCAGAAGGAAGTCTCGTTCGAAATCGAGGCCGAACTGATCGAAGCCGAAGAAATTGAGGCCGAAGAGGCCAAGCCGACCGGCTTCGAAGAGCACGGTCTGACCCATTGCCCGGTTTGCGGAACTCACCTCTCAAACGGAGTCGGGGAACATGGGCAAGAAGTGAATGGCAAGCCTGTCAAGCACGCCGAATTCAAGTATTGCTGCCTGGCTTGTGAGGCCGAGTTTGGCCCGGCCATCGAAGCCAAGGTCGAGACCAAGACCAAGACCAAAGCCAAGGTCATCGAGAACCGCTCAAAGGTCGAAAAGCCTTGCCGGCTGGTTTGGGACCTCGCCGACTCGATGCCCGGCGCCCGTCGGAAAGACGTCATCGCGGCGGCTGAAGCCAAGGGCGTTGCTTTTTACACCGCCCGCACCCAGTATCAACTCTGGGCCCAGGTCCAAAAGGAAATGGCAGATCGCGAAGCTGCTGTCAAAAAATGAAAAAATCAACCGGGGTGAAGTACAATCCCGGTGATCTGGGAGGGAGGGGACGACACCCCTCCGACCCGACCGGCGAATTCTACGGGGATAAGCATTGGCCGCTTCCTCTTGAACATGAGAAAGGAAAAAGAACCGTGTCGAAATACATGCTCATTGATGTAACCACAGTTGAGAGAACTACCCTTCTCTTGATCGGGTCCGGCCGGCAGGCAGCCTTGATGGGTCGGTTGTTGAAAGCACAAGGCGCAAATGTGATTGCTCCTCCGTTGGAAGGCCGTGGGTTTTCCAAATTCAGCTTATCACAGCTTCAATACCTGTACTGGAACAGCACAGGTAAACCGCCAGTTTCCGATTACGGTGAGCTTGTCATCGCTTGCCTGACGGCTTTCGAGGAAATGCCCGTTTCCGAGGTTTCGGTTGAAGAGCTTGAAGCTCAGGTCGCCAAGCTCGCCCCAACAGAAGCAGAAGGAACTGGCGAATTTGAAACTGCAACAAAGCCGGCGACGTCAAAGCAATCTCCCAAGACGCAGGGCAGAAAGGCAGCTCCTTCAAAACCGGGAGAAGCGCCGCCCGCAACCTCAACTACTGGAAGAGTTTGGGTCATCGCCGATCGCGTGCTCGCCTCTTGCTCTGACATAACGGCAACCACGGATTGGAAGCCGATCCGTGAGGCTATCATTGCCGCTTGCGAAAGCGAAGGGATCAACAAAGCAACCGCGGCGACCCAGTATAGCAAGTACAAGGCATCTAAAATCGCTGCCTTGAAGTCTTGACCTTTCAACCGGTGTTCTGTAGTATTGCTGGGCACTAGTTGAACATTTTTCAATTTTCACCGGAGACATTAAATGAACCAAGCAACCGAAACTAACGCAACGCAAGCGAATCCCACTCCGCCGGCCATTGTTCCGAAGGATGTCGCCAACGGCGTCACGCGGCCGAAGGCCGGATCGCTGACCGCCCGCGTTTGGCAAATCTGTGACGAGCAATCCACGATCGCCGGCGCCCCGGCCGAACGCGCCAAGGTCATCGAACAGGCCGCCGCCGAGGGCATCAATGCGGCGACCGCCGCCACCCAGCATGGCAAGTGGCGCAAGTATCACGGGCTGGTTGCCGACACGCCGGAGGCCAAGGCCGAGAAGGCTGCCGTTGCTGCGAAGGCCAAGGCCGAGAAGGCGGCGAAGAAAGAGGCCGCCGCGAAGGCCAAGGCCGAGAAGGCCGCCGCCAAGGCCAAGGCGGAAGCGGAAGCCAAAGCCGCAGCCGCAGCCGAACCCGCAGGTACGGCAGACGTTGGCACCGAGACCGGCGAAGTTGTGACGGACGTCGCCGCTGTCGCGTAATAACTTTTCCACGGTTTGAACAAAAGGGGAACGAGCAATTGGCGTTCCCCTTTTTCTTTTAAGGCTACCTCCATGCTCAAAAACACTCAGCCGATCGAGAAGCAAACCCTCCACAATCATTCCACCCTTGATGTCCATTCCCTGTTCTGTACAATACAAGGCGAGGGGCCGTTTGCCGGACATCCTGCAGTATTTGTCCGCCTCGCTGGTTGTAATTTGCAGTGTCCCATGTGTGACACCGACTATACCAGCAACCGTGGCATGGTAGACGCGTATGTTCTTGCTGCTAAATGCTACCAATTGGCAAACCCGAACCGGGAGGTGTCGAAAACCCTTGTGGTCATAACCGGCGGCGAGCCTTTTCGTCAAAACATTCGAGAATTCGTCGTCCATTTGCTAAACGACGGGTTCTTGGTTCAGATCGAGACCAATGGAACACTTTACCAGAACTTGCCGTGGTGCGAAGATTTGACCATTGTCTGTAGTCCGAAAACCGGATCGATCAACAAGGATCTTCTCCCACACATCGACGCCTTCAAGTATGTTCTGAGTGCGGACAGTATCAGCCCTTTTGACGGGCTTCCAACCAAGGCTCTGGATCATCCAAACTCAGGCAGGGTAGCAC